GGATTGGATATATTCGATAAATTGTATGAGGCTGCTAATGAAGACATTAAGGAAGTGAGTGCACTTATCAGAAATTTCAAACGTACTGATTTTACTACCGAATTGGCGACAAAAGAAACCGACCTAAAAGAATTGAAAAAAATTCTAAACGAATTACAAATAACTCTTAAAGATTTAAATAAAAAGAAGGATGGAATTCAAAATCAAATATCTGACCTAAAGGAATCGTTAGCTCCAATTGATAGCCGATTAGAATTACCGGCATTAGAGGCAGCGAAGGGCAGCATTGAGAGCAAATTAGTAACTAACAGAAAGGATAGGGAAGATAAAGAAAGTAAGATAAACGAATACCAGACACTTTTAAACGAAGTATCTCAATCTATAAAAGAACATTCAGAAATAAATGGATTATCAATAGATGATGCGAAAAAAGAGTGGGATTTGGCAAAGGGTAAAATTGCCGATGTACAACAACAAATAGATAAGTTAGAATCACAATACGAATCTAATTTAGATAAGTTAAAGCATTTGGAACAACATGAATATGACCCTAATTGTCAATATTGTATGAATAACATATTTGTTAAGGATGCGATTGCTACTAAAGAAGTTGTTAAAACACAAGAATCTCAATTAGAAACTCTTAATATTGGTCACCACGCTTTAATCAAAGCAACTGAGCCATTTGCAGATGTAGAAGATGTATGGAATAGTTTAGTAGAATTGCGAAACAAATATCAAAAAGGTGAAATCATTATACAAAAAACACAAGCAGAGTGGGATGGGTTAGGAACTCAATATGAACTCCTAATAACACAACTTTCAGGAATAAAAGCCGATATCAATCGATATAATGAAGTATCGGAAACTATACTAAAGAATAAAGAAATAAATGAACAAATCAAAACTTTAGAAAATCAAAAAAAAGAATTTGATAAAGATATTTCAGATACAAATAAAAAGATTTTACAAAAGACTGGTGAAATTGGTTCTATTGATTCGTTTATTAATACCACTAAAGCAAAAATAAGTGAAGTAAAAGATTTAGAAAATAAAAATACACTTTACACTTATTATTTAGATGCGGTAAAAAAAGATGGAGTACCATATGAACTTATTTCCAAAGCAATGCCTGTTATTGAAAACGAAGTAAATAACATATTAGGACAGGTTGTGGATTTTTCACTTTCAATGGATACCGATGGTAAAAATATTAATGCAAAACTTGTATATGAAGACCAAGAATGGGCATTGGAAATGGGTAGTGGTATGGAAAAATTTATTAGTGGACTGGCAATTAGGGTTGCACTTATAAACATATGTGGGTTACCTCGACCAAACTTCTTAGTTATTGATGAGGGATTTGGTACATTAGACGCGGATAATCTATCTTCACTCTTTATGATGATGCAGTATCTTAAAACTCAATTTGATTTTATTTGGGTGATTTCTCACTTAGAACAAATGAGAGATATTGTGGATGGGCTTATAGAAATTAAAAAAGAAAATGGATTTTCTAAGATTGAGTTTTAGACGTAACCGGTAATACATTTTTAGGTAGAGGTTTCTTTGAAGCATCTACCTTTTCTTTTATAAGGGTTTCTATTAATCCATTTATTTTATATCCTCTTTCTTTGCAAAAATCCTTTAATACTTGGTGAATTTGCGCATCAATTTGTATCATAGCATATTTTTTCATATACTTCTTTAGTTTTATTTAGTATTCTTTAGTTTTTATTAATTATAAATATTAAAGCTAATATTTATTGATAAATAATCACACAATCAGATGCCGATAATAAAAAAATATGCTGAAACACTAACAGCACCATTAACAAATTATAATACGTTTTTGGTGGACGATAACCCCAATTCAACTTATTTTAAAGTAACTGAATTTGCCGATACATTAACTGGTGGTAAAAATGGATTTTTAATTGAAGGTTCTCCGTATCTAAAAGAAACAACTGAAATAAAAATTCAAATATTAGATGTTAATGGAGACCCAATTTATTACGAACCTGGTAATGGTATTCCTGAGTATTATGAGGGATTATCAAAACTAATTGCAGTATATGTTTATGAAGATACTCCAATTGGAGAAGCTAAGATTACAATTTTAGGGGAAGCAAAAAATTATATAGATGCTGATGGGATAGTACAAGAAATTCCGGATGAGTGGAAGGGTGTTTATAATTTAAAATGGGAAAAAACATTTAAAGTAAACAGATTACTTTCTAATGAAGATAAAGTTAGATTTTACAAAAGACCTGTTGTTAATATTACCGAAATAGTAAAACCAATATTTTCAAATGTTGTTGCACAAAAAATACAAACGGGTTCAGTAAATGGTACATCACAAACACCTGTAGCTGGACAAACATTGCTAAATTATACATCACCAACTTCATACCTATTGACCACAGTAGGTAATACATTTTGGACAGCATCGGTAGTTAACACTTATTTAGAATTTCCAAATTTAGATTATAGGCCATTAGTAACTGAAATAATAAATGATAGACAAATTATTGTCCAACCACCATATACTGATACATTATTAGGTTCGGCTGCTCCAGTTGAAAATTTTACAAACGAAGGATTTACTGCTTCTTTTAATTACACAGAAGGAGTTGATAATTTAAAAACAGCATTGACCGGTTCTTTTGCTAAAATTAATATTACTGATTTAACTACATTTGTTGGAGATGTTGCCAGAGTAAAAATATTTAGAAAATCACAATCAGATTTAGCGGATTATCAATTTATTCAGGAGATACAATTGGAATCAAATGAATTACTTATAGATTTAGAATCTCAAATAAAAAATCAAGAATTCTATGGAATTTTTGATAAAGAAAACTTTAAATCACAATATCCATATGGGTATTGGGTAACATCATCTAATGCATTAACAGCAACATTTAATCAAGACTATTTATTTAATTCGGTAAAATTAGATGGAAATCTATCATCAAATTATTATTATACATCGAAATCATTTAATCTAACAGAAAATACAGAATATACACTTGGATTAAATTATAGAGGAAATAGTACAACCATAGGACAGTTGGGCCAACTTAGAGTTTTTATTAGTGGTTCTAAAGATTCGGTGATTGGTGGAGATGAGCAGGATATAGTAACATTTAAAGCAAATTCTTCTGTTATTTTACAAAAACAAATAGCATCCGTAAATTTCAAAGCTGAAAATTTTACAAATTCAAGATTATATTTTGAAGTAAAAGGAACGGGTTGGCATATATCTGATATAAGTTTAAGAGCCGCGCAAGAAACGGCATATTCACCTGATGAGATAACATTCATACAATCAGTACCAAGAAGTTTACCAGTTGAAACCTTTGATTATCGTTTTGAATTTTACGATATAAATAACAACTATGTTCCTGTATTAGTAGAAGAATCCAAAACATTCGATGGTGGTAATTTACAAACAATTCGAAAACAATTAAGATTAATAGCATCAAGTGCAGGATTTCAATTTGATTCGGGTTCTAATCCAGTACCACCTACAATCATAACAATAGAAGAAGAAAAAACTTTACTAACCGGTTCGGTACACTATACTTCCGCATCATTTGATTTTTTTGGAAACGCATTATCTTCATCACAATATACTCAGTCAATATATCAACAACCAATACCACTTTATTCTGGAAGTGGTCAATATCCTGGTGTACTACAAGGCATTGGAACTGATAATGTTTTTATGAGAGTTCAGGATTTCACAGGCTCTCGTACTGATATAAATGTTCAACTAATAAAATTAACTGGAGAGTGTGAAGGGTTTACTGATACTATTAACATATATAAAATATTAGACGGGTTTGGTGGAGTAAATCATATTATTAGACCGTTTAGAGGAACTCAAATACGAAATAGTAGTACATCCTCATTAGAAATACAGGCAGTAAGAATTGATGGTATAAATGATATTTTACTAAGTAAACAATCTTATAAAAACTTTTCTGATATTCAACTACACATCTTATCAGCTTCCAAAAATCCAGCAACTGAACCTGAACGATTTGTAAATTTATCATACGTTACCGCGAGTGGTATGATTTATGGTTTAACAACGGGTTCTATTGGTACGGGACAAATAGATTATAATGCGGTATTCAATAGAGATTCAATAGATTTTAGAAGGACAATTTTTCTAATGCCGTCTTCATCCGCAGCATCAGGTCCAGCCTACGCGGTATCATCTTCGGTATTGGCTTCTATTATATTGGAAGATTTGCAAGATGGATTGGATAGTGGTAAAGTATTATTTAATGTAGATACGTTTACAATAAACCCAAGAATTGAAAATACATTTAGACCAACGTTTGCATTCGCAACGGCATCATTTGCAAAAAGAGCAACTGCGGGCGAAAACGAAAACATAACAGCATCGTTTCAGGTATATCCATCAATGTCAATAAATAAAGATTGGGTTCCTGAATATTGGTTATATTACCATACACAAAGTTTAGACCCAACTTTAACCGTTGTAGCTAGAGATGAAAATAAAAATATAATCCCATCTCAAATACCAACTGGTAATGTTAGAAGTCCTTTAAATCAAACTAAAAACTTAACATTAACATTTGTTTATACTGAGCCTTGGACATCGGCATCGGTTAGTATTGATAAAACATTTACAATTGTACCAGAAGGTAAACAGGGTGATGAAACTATTGTGTTTGAAGTAAATCCAATAGCGGTAACGCTTGGTGCAAATTCAAGAGGGGTTATAAATGATTTTAGACCATCTATTACCGATATTAAATTAAAGCAAGGTGCTTCCTATCTTGCATTTAGTTCAAGTGCTTATACTTTAGATAATTTAAATACACATGGTACTTTCTATATAGCAACTTCTTCTATAATTGAAAAAAATGTTAAAGCTGGTAATGTACAATTTACATCATCGTTTGGAGTACCATATACTTCATCACTAATCATAAGTGCTTCATCAAATATGACGGATTTAAGTGGAAGTATAACATATCCATTAATTATACATCCATATTTTACTTCATCGATTTATACGGCAAGTGTAGTTGTTAATTATACAAAGGTATTAGAGGGAGCGCCTCCAATTCAAATATTGATATCACCACCGAATGCAACATTGGCAGCGGATGAAGTTGGATATGTAACACCGGTAGGGTACTCATCCGCTAATACAACTTTGCAGGTAAAAGAAGGTGATGATTTTTTAAGATTTACAACACAATCTACTTCACCAGGTACTTGGAGAATTAATTCAATCGAAACTAGAGGTGGTTCTATATGGAATATAAGAACAGGTTCATTATCATCTTCTTCATTGAGCACGGCGACTATAAATTATAATAGATTTGATTATCCATATGTTTCAGCGAGTGCAGTATATACGATTCAAGTTTATCCATTTGCTTTAGGAGCCGGCCATTCATACACATCGTCTATTTTTACTCGCACACAAACATTTACAAAAAATGTAGCACCTGCAAATTCTCGTAAAGTAGATTTTAAAGCATCTTCATATACAGTAAACTATGATAGAAATGGTAGAGTTAGTGCTTTATCTAATAACCCAATTATATTATCTGCAACTGCATTTAACACAACCGCATCAGCGGATAAAGTATATTTTTCCATATTTGATGTTGCTTTAGATGGCTCTGAAACATTTAACGCACAATTTGTTGGGTCTGGAAATCCTGTTTTTTGTGATTTATTTGACCAAATAAATTATTCTGATATAGGGCCGGATACACAAAAAACATTTAAAGTTAAAATTACTGATGGAAATCCATACACATCTCCAACGGTAAATCCATATAGAGCAGAAGCACAATTAACCATATCTGGTATTAAAGCGGGGCAGGATTCATATAAACTTGCTTCAACTAATGATAATTGTTCTATAACTGCGGACTTGTGGACAACAAGTCTGAGTGGTACTGGAATGAAAATAACAACATTCAATGGTAATCAACAATTAACAAATGCAAACCCATTACCACTTCCCAATAATCCAGATGATTTGGATTTTAATAATGAACCAATTGGAGTATTAGGATTTTCTTCCGCATCCATAGTGTATAAAGATGCTTGGATTAATCAAGCAACTGTATTTCCTACACCTACAACAAATCCGGCAACAATTGGGAATGTTACGAGTTGGACTTCTCCAGCTGTAAATAAAAGTGGAACTATTGTATATAGAGTGGATTTTGAAGGAGATAGATTTAGTACAAATACTAGCATAAGACCTTTAGCGAGACAAACGCAATTTGTAACACAATCATTCACAGTTCAATTTGAAGCACCTGCACCGTATGATGTAAAGATGACAAATGAAAACGCATCAGTAGTTTACAAAGTATCGGGACAATATGATTTAACTGGAACAAGTAATAGTATCAGAGCATATAGAGGTAGTACTGAATTAGTGAATACAAATCCATTACCAGCTACTGATACAGATGCGTATGGTACTACGGGATTATCAAAGGAGAAATGCAGAGTATCAATATTAAGTAAATCAGGACACATTACTTTAGCGGGTGGGTTAACTGCCGGCGGATTTGTGAGTGGAACGCCTGCATCAATTGGAGCAATTACTGGTTGGGCCGATCCTGTAAATAATCCAACTGCCGAAATTGTGTATCAAATAGAATGTGAAGGTAGACAGACTTTGATTAAAACACAATCTTTATCTATACAATATGAAGGTAATACTGGTCCCGGTATTGTAATGAGAGGTATATGGGCGAACACAGTTGATTATATCGGTTCAGTTGAGACCACAAATAAACGTAGAGATGCGGTAATATGGCCTAATCCAGCTAATTATAATAACGAAACTCACTATTGGGCAGCTGTAAGTGGCTCGGGTCCTAATACCGGAAAGAAGCATAACCCAGCAATAATTGTAGGGGCTCAACAACCTGATAATGGTGGTTCTGCGGCACCTTGGGTTGATAGTGACCATTGGCAGTATTTGGGTGAAGAAGAATTCTTTGTAGCAGCTAAGATTGCAATATTTGAAGAATCATTTGTAAAAAACACAATTAATGTTGGTGTTAAAGATATAAACACTCCATTTGCAAATATTGTATTAGCGGGTGGAAGAACTGACCCGTATATTGCAATTGGACAAACTGGTACCGTAGGTACTGCAGGAACTGCCGGTTCATCTGCAGCACCTACCGGAGTTATAGGATACGATAGACCAGGTATATTTTTAGGTATTTATGAAGATGGTGTAGCCGGTACTACTGGAAGATTCTCTATAAAAACAACATCTACTTCAGGTAAAGGAATGTTTTGGGATGGTGATACTTTGACAATTGTAGGCGCAATTAGACAACTTGAACCAGGAGTTAGTGAAGGTTCATTGAGAGGAGCATGGACTGCTGGAGATACTTATTTCACAAATGATGTAGTTTCATACGCCGGACAAAGTTGGCAATGTACATCGGCGCAGGCGCAAAATTATCAACACATTGCAACGAACAATACAAATGCACTAACAGGATATCCTGGAGCTGGTCCTTGGATTGTTGCAGCATCCGCCGGAACTTCGGGAACTGCAGGAAGTGGTGGTTCATCTGGTAGTGGTGGAACATCGGGTAGCGGTGGAACTGCGGGAACTGCTGGTGGGCCTGGACCTGGTGTAGTTTATAGAGGGCCTTGGACTCAGGGTGTAGAATATTTTAGAGACCCGGCGGCACCTGCACTTGCTACAAGACGAGATGTTGTAAAAGGAAGTAACGGACAATATTATCTTTGTAAATTAACTCACACACCAACTGACACAACTACAAAACCAATTACGGGTGCCAACTATACAACATACTGGGAAACATTTGGAGCAACATTTAGTTCCGTTGCTACTGATATTTTATTAGCGCAAGATGCTACTATTACTAGAGGATTGGTTATTGGAACTGATGGATTGACAAACGGATATATTAGAAGTACGGGAGCATCAACATTGGAAACTGGAACTGAACCGGGTTTCTATTTACAGCAAGATGGAAAATTTCGATTTGGGGGAAATGTAGCTGTTGGTAACTCATACATTTATTGGGATAACGCGACTTTAACAATCAGGGGAAAAATTGAAACTGATGATAATTTTACATCTAAAATTGGTGATTGGGAAGTTGTAGATGGAAATTTCCAACATAATAGTGGACAAATTGTTTTAGATGCAAACAATAAACAAATTTTTCTTAAAGATACTTCGAATATACCGAGAGTGTTTATTAAACAAGGTTTAATTACTTCACCTCAAGGCACCGCTACCTCAGTAACTGTAAATCCACTTATAACTCCAACACTTCCCGCCTCATCCGGAGTAGGTTCGGTTAATATAGATGAGAGCACATTTGATACCACAGGATTTTCTGTATCGATTCCAGGTACATATTATTTGGCAACCCCAGCTTGGAGTGGAGGTGATATAAGTTTATCAGCACCAAATCCACCATCAGACTTTACTGGTTATGGGTTCGCATCTGTACATCTTGATATTTATGATACTCCAGATTACACTGGTAATTTAATTTGGAGTTACACCCTTGCTTCAACACCTGTTGGAATAAATAGCCCTGGCGATGAAGATTTTACAACACTTAGTGCACAAGCACTTACGGTAACATTCCCCGCAGCTGACACTTATTATGTACACACTCGTGTTTTCGTATATGGATATGCCGATACCGCCTTTGGTATTGCCGGTAGTATAGACCCATCATCTGTTACTTTAAGTTTACAGCAGGCACAAACGGAAATTGGCTCAGATGGATTTATTGTATTGGCAGATAATAATAACTACGCTTCAATTAAAAGAACAACAAGTGAACCAATCATAGATATTAAAACGAATCAAGCATATCCCGCACTAAGAATCACAAACTCAAATGCGAGTGGTAGAGCAATTGAAGTTTTAGATGGAGATATTTTCCTTTCTGGAACTGCCGGTGGTAGTGGTGCAAATAATAATAACATCAGAATTCAGGGTGGATGGGTTGGTACTGATAATACTGCAGGTGGTATAAGAATGGCTACCGATGGAACAAACTCTGTATTAGTGGGTGGTAATTTTCCACAACAAAACGTAAATGTTGCTACGGCGCGTTTAAGACTTGGTACAAAATTAGGAATAAGTGGACGAGAATTAATATTTGAATCATCTACGATACGCGCCAAAACGGATATAGAAGATTATCCAGAATCTGCATACGAAAGTATTAAAAACATAAGACCTGTATTATTTACTCCGTTGAATATAATTAATTCAAATACATTTGAATCCGATGGTAAAGAAGATATTGGATTGAGTTACCCAATGGTAAATCCAAAAGAATACATAGGTAAGCAAGGTGGATTTATTGCAGAGTGGTTAGACGCTGATCCTGAAATGAGAAGATTTGTTTCGTATGGTGTTAGCGGAAGTGCAATTACGTGTGATTCATTGATGTATGATAAATTGATAGTTCCATTAACAAAGGCTGTACAAGTTTTGATTAATAAGGTAGAAGCTTTAGAAACGCATATTAGTAGTTCAATGTAAAAATTATATATAAAAATAAAGTTATGTCACAGAAAACAAGTATTATTGTAATAGATGATTTTTATTCAAATCCCTATGATGTTAGAGATTTCGCACTAAATCAGGAATTTAAAATAACAGGTCAATTTCCGGGATTTAGAACAAAATCAATGTTAAACGATACAATAAAAGAAGCAATTGAATATATTATAAAACCCTTTGCCGGAAAGGTAGTTGATTGGCTGGATAAAGATGAAAACTCAAGCACCGGTGCATTTCAATACACAACGGAAGAACACCATTCTTGGTTACATACTGATGGTGGAGTTGATTGGGCAGCAGTTTTGTATTTAACACCAGATGCACCACCTTCAGCTGGCACTGGATTTTATAGACATAAAAAAACTGGTATAGATAATTTTATTTATTATACTGAAAAACCAACCGAAGAAGATTTAAAGCATCCATATCTTACTGATTACAAAGATATGACAAAGTGGGAACTTACGGATTATGTATCTAATAAATTTAATAGATTAATTTTATATGATGCCAGCATGTTTCATAAATCTTTAGATTATTTTGGAAAAGACAAATACAATGGAAGATTATTTCAAGTGTTCTTCTTTAACACCGAGCATTAGTATTGATGTGTAGGATTATAAATTAAAAAATTATATATTTATATATATAAAACGATATTATGGCAACTGAAAAATTAGAAATTTCTCTATTAGAAAAATTAAGAGAACTTAACACAAGAAAAAATGAAATTATCATAAACACAGGTCAATTACATTTGGATATAATGCAGTTAAAGAAACTTATATCCAATGCGGAAACTGAGTTTGAAGATATTAACAAGCAATTAAATTCATTATTATCCGATTTGGAAAAAAAATACCCAAAAGGAGAAATTGATTTAACGGAAGGTGTTATTATATTTTAACTGACCGAATAAATAAATTTGGTTATGTGAAAATAATTTCGTATATTTGTTACAATTATTAAAATATGTCCAAAAAGAAGTTACTCTATATTGCTCCTCACTTATCTACCGGAGGACAACCACAATACCTATATAAGCAGGTAAAAAAATTCATAAATGATTTTGAAATTCAAGTTGTTGAAATAAACAACAGTGGTGGTAATGCGTTTGTGGTTCAAAAAAATAGAATCAAATCGTTAGTACCTGTACACACACTTGGAGATAACAAATCACAAATAGTTGATATTATAAATGCATTCCAACCTGATATTATACATTTTCAGGAGATTCCACAATTTGATTTAGCAACAAATATATTAGATAGAATATTTTCAGATAAAAGAAAATATTTTATTGTAGCATCAACACATGGTTCATTAACAAATCCATCCGAAATATCTTATCATCCTGATAGATATGTTTTAGTATCCGAATGGAGTAGACAAAAATTTATTGATACTGGAGTAGAAACTGCTGTATGGGAATATCCTATCGAAGAATATACGTTTGATAAACAAGCTGCACAAAAAGAATTGGGATTAGACCCAAATTGGAAACACGTACTTAACGTTGGTTTATTTGCACCTGGTAAAAATCAAGGAGAAATATTTGCAATAGCAAGGCAATTAGAAAAATTTAAAATTAAATTTCACTTTGTAGGTAATCAAGCTGGTAATTTTGAGCATTATTGGGGACCATTGATGAAGTTTGTTCCTGAGAATTGTGTTATATGGGGAGAAAGAGATGATGTAGATACATTCTATTCGGCATGTGATATGTTTTATTTTAGTTCTAAATTGGAATTAAATCCATTATCGGTAAAGGAGGCATTGAGTTACAAACTACCATCCATATTCAGAAAATTACACACTTATTTAGATACATACGATAATAATCCTTTGGTAACTTATATTGATGATGATTTAAAATTAACTAAACGAATCATTTTAGAAAAACTACAACCTGAATTTAATGAAGTACCTGGTTATTTTTCGTATAATGATTTATACGATTACATTGCTGATAATGTTGCACCCAATTCTACTTTGGTTGAAGTTGGAGCTTGGCTTGGTAAATCTGCAAATTATTTGGCAACCAAAATTAAAGAATTAAAAAAAGAAGTTAATTTCATAACAGTAGATACTTTCAAAGGAACTGAAGATGAAGCGTTGCATCAAAACATAGTAGGTGCATTTAATGGGGATATATTTTATGAATTTATAGATAATGCAGTTCTTTCGGATAACTATGGTTCGTTTAATATTATAAAAGATACATCAAAAAACGCAGCTAATCAATTTTCAAATAGTAGTATTGATTATATAATGTTAGATGCCGGTCATTCATATGAGGATGTTACTAATGATATAAAAATATGGTATAATAAAATAAAACCAGGTGGTATTATTAGTGGTGATGATTATGGTGGAAGTTATTTTCCTGGCGTTACTAAGGCAGCAGATGAATATTTTTATAAACAATTTAATAGAGGATTTAGGTCTTGGTATCGTAAAAAACCAAGAATTCAAATAAAACATATGTTGACTAGGCCGGATGATATGCGAGAAAGAGTATCTATTCAATCTATTAAACAATTAGAGAAATATGGAATGTATTATGAACCAATCGTAAATAAACCATACGAAGGATTTGCTCCCGCTGAAAATTGTAGAAGGCCCGAACATATAAGTAAAGATAATAAGCCAGGAGAATTATATCCTGGTGCAGGTTTAGGATGGATGACTGGACGGCACTATGGGTGTTATTTGGCACATAGAATGGCCTTAGAAACTATGGATACTGAAAATTTTGATTATACTTTAGTTTTTGAAGCAGACGCATTTATTTATACCGGATTGGAAGAATTTGTTGAAATAGTACATAAGGCATGTTTCATCTCAGAAAGAGATAATGTACCATTTATTAGTTTTGCAGATAACCCATCTAGAAGTAAAGAAAAAATAGATGATTTATTTTCAATAACAGCACCCAATCAGGACCTTGCACATTGTTACTTAATTCCAAATAGAGAGAAACAATGGTGGGCAGATAGACTTAAAGATTGTGGATGGGATGTTGGAGACCTTTGGTATAATCACGTATTTGCGAATTATGCAAGACCACGATATACAACTAATAAAGTGTATAGTAAACAAGCGGAAGGATTTTCTTTATTAGATTTAACAGTTAAAACTTGGAGTTAATGATTTACGATAATTTAAAGAAAAATAAAAACAATATAGTTGAAATAAAAAATAAAGTAATAATTTATTTTGTCAGCGGTCCCTATGTAGAAATACAAGGAAATACAAGCGCCGATTATAAAGTTGAATTTATAGATAATAAAAGTGGAAAAATGTATTATTCAACTACGATAAAAAATAATATGTGGACAAGATGTAGTATAGAATATTTTGTAGAATGGAAAATAAAAATTTATGAAAATGGAAAATTATGGTACGAATATCTTTATGATGCAAAAGATAAACGTGTATATATTGCAATAGATTCAAAGGCGTTGGGAGATTCATTAGCTTGGTTTGCGTATGTAGATGAATTTAGAAAAAAACATCAATGTAAAGTAGTAACTTCAACATTTATGAATCATATGTTTGTTGAACAATATCCTGAAATAACATTTGTAGAGCCGGGTACAAACGTAGAACAATTATACGCAATGTATAAAATTGGTTTATTTTATAACGAAAATGGTACAATTAATTTTTATAAAAACCCAATAGACCCAAAACATCAAACAATGCAAAAAATGTGTTCTGATATATTGGGATTGGAATTTGTAGAAGTAAAACCTAAAATTAAAAAAAGAAACTTAAAAATAGACCCAACGCTTAAACAGGTATGTATTGGTGTATTTGGAACGGCACAATCTAAATTTTGGAATAATCCAACCGGGTGGCAGAGTGTTGTGGATTGGTTAAATAATAAAGGATATACGGTAAAATTACTTTCAAAAGAAGGGGATGATTATATGGGAAACAAATTACCAAACGGAGTAGTTCAACATCCAAACGGTCCTTTAGAATTAGTTATGGATGAAATGCTAAAATCAAAAGCATTTATTGGTATAGGTAGTGGGTTAAGTTGGTTAAGTTGGTCTTTAAATGTACCAACTGTATTAATAAGCGGGTTCTCATATGATTGGGCAGAAATGAAAGATTGTGTAAGAATTGCGGCACCAAACGGAAAATGTGAAGGTTGTTTTAATAGAATACGATTAGACCCATCCGATTGGAATTGGTGTCCAGACCATAAAGGTACTGAAAGACAATTTGAATGTACAAAATCAATAACATCCGAAATGGTAATAAAGCAATTGGAAAAGTTTTTGTAATGAAAAAGATTTGGGTAAATGGAACGTTTGATATACTACATATCGGACATATTAGACTTATATTGCACGCCGCATCTTTGGGTATATTGCGAGTGGGTATTGATACCGATGAAAGAGTTCGTTCAAAAAAAGGAATAGAAAGACCTTTTAATAAATTAGATGACCGTATGGAATTCCTATCCGCTATATCAGGAGTTAATTCAGTTGTATCGTTTGACTCTGATAATGAACTCATAGAACGAATAAAAGAATGGAATCCGGATATTATGGTAATTGGAGATGATTACAAATATAATACGATTATAGGAATTGAATATGTACCTAAAATTGAATTTTTTGAAAAAATACAAGGATTTAGTACAACTAATATATTAAAAAATAAAAAGTAATATACTTATATATATAAAAACAAAAACAAAAATTTATGGCAGAATTAGATAAAATTCCACAAAAGCAATCAATTGAGATTGAAATAGTAAAATTAGATGAGAACGTATTAAACAGTATCGTTGATTTAAATCAAAAAGCTGCGGGAATTATTCAAGAATTTGGAAAAATCTACGTTAGAAAAAAAGAAATTGAATTAGATATAATGTCTATGGATGAATTTTTAGTACAAGGACAAGAAGAATTGGCAGCTACTAATAAAGAATTAAGAGATATAATTGATGCTTTAGATGAACAATATCCACAAGGTAGAATTAACTTACAAGATGGTACAATTCAATACCAACCTGGAGCACCTACTAGAAAACAACAAGCTGAACAACAAAGACAACAATCAGGCAATACTCAGAGCATGAAAGTTGTAAAAGAATAATCCGAATATTTATATAGTAAGAAAACTATATGAAAGGATTAGCAAAATTTTTAGTAGAAACAATATTGGATGAAGCGGCAGGGATAGACAAAGTAGTTGTTGTCTATTCAGGCCGTTTTCAACCATTCCATAAGGGCCATTACGCAACTTATGATAATTTAGTACGCAAGTTCGGAAAGGATAGCATATATATCGGAACTTCTAATGTTACCGATTCAAAGAAATCTCCATTTAATTTTAAGGAAAAGAAAGCAATAATGATGCAGATGTTTGGAATTCCATCGTCTAAAATTATTAATGTCAAAAATCCATATCGACCGGAAGAAATACTAAACAAGTATGATTCAGATACAACTGGTTTAATAGTTGTAGTTGGTGAAAAAGACCAAAATCGATTAAGTGGTAAATATTTCACACCATACAAAGGTAAAGTAGAGCAAGGCTATTTAGATAGGGGATATGTGTACGCTTCACCTGCACAATCAAATCCTATAAGTGGTACTGATGTTCGTTATTGGTTAAGTGCCGGTAGTGAGGAAGAAAGAAAAAAGAATTTTACAAAAGCATATCCAAAGTTTGATAATCAAATATTCAAATTAATTACTCTTAAACTAAAGGGATTAAAAGAATATATAAACGAAGAAATTAAATTAAACGTAAAAGTTGGTGATACTTTATTAATGGGTAAATTTAAAAACAAAAAAGTAGTTGTTAAATCAAGAGGTGAAGATGAATGGGGAATGCCAACAATTAATGGTAAAAAAGCCGTAACATTTCGTATTCCAAAAAAAGAAGAATTAAAAGAAGTTGCATCCAATGGAGGATTTAATGGAACTGCCGAACCTGATACATCATTTGTAGCGGATAGACAGAAACGAATATTAAATAAAGAAAAGCCCGAAAATTGGTATAAACAAGGCGGATATACTCAATTAGATAAGCCTAAAGCAGATAATATGAGAGGAGTTGGTAAAACAAAAGATACTGAAACTCAATTTAGAAAATCGTATTACAAAATAAATAATGTGGAAAAAAGTACACTAAACCCAGCGGATGACCCACATACAGTTGAAGATTGGAAAGAAATAAAGCCTAAAAAAGGAATAAAAAAACCTAAAAGATTTTGGGAATTACCGGAAAATCAAAAAGATACAATAATATCAAAAGAAGATATTAAAGAAATAGTTGGAGATTTTGATTCATTGTTAGATGAAATGGGACTCGGTGGTGGTGCTGGTGTTGGATTATCTTTGCCGGGTGGATATATTAATGGTGCACCAAATCCAAAAGACGTTAAAAAAATGAAATCAAAATTGGATGGCGATGGTAGTGAAGAATACGAACCAATAGAAGAAGCTCAAGCTGTAAGTGGTGGTAAGGTTCACAAATTTATTACTGGTAAAAATTTAGGATTTAAAGGTAAAAAGTATTCTCATATTGATTTTGAAACATTGGGAATAGATAATAAAAATGGAACTATTCGATTAAGAATTATTTCACCAAAAGAAATATTTGGCAATGAAATGAGTTTAGATTTTAGAACTATAAGAAGGGGGCCTTATTTTAAAACCGATACAAGTAAAGTAAAAGAAGATAAAATACCAGGTGGTTTGGCAAAGGGTATGAGCTTATCCGATATTGCAAAACATCACAATATAAGTCCACAAACTTTAAAAAATGAATTCATCAAAGGATATGCTGTTGAAAGAGAACACACTACTGATGTAGAAGTTGCAAAAGAAATTGCATTAGACCATTTATACGAAGACCCAAATTATTATAGTAAATTATCTAAGATTGAAACACCATTGAGTGAAGGTCTTTTATTGGAAGGTGGTGCGTATGGACATATGAATCATCCGTTTGATATTCAGATGAATCTTACATTTGGTGACCTTAAAAATATTGTAACAAAAGCTCTTAATGGTGATTTAGAATTAGCAAGAGAAAAAACTGATGGACAGGCATTGGCAATTAGTTGGGTAAATGGTAGATTGGTTGCCGCAAGAAATAAATCTCATACAAAAAATCAAGGCGAAGGTGCGATGACTATTGGACAGGTTGCAACGCAATTTGCCGGTAGAGGTGCTTTAACGGATGCTTATACGTTTGCTATGAATGACCTTTCAAAAGCAATAGCAGGATTATCCGAACCACAACGTAAAAAGATATTTAAAGATGGCAAGTGTTTTATGAATTTGGAAGTAATATATCCAAAAAATTCAAATGTGATACCATATGGACAAAATCTTTTAGTATTTCACGGAACGTTTGAATATAATAAAGAAGGTGAGGTAATTGGCGAGAATCAACAGGCTGCATCTATATTAGCAGGAATGATTAAGCAAGTGAATAAGCATGTACAAGATACATACACAATTCAGGGACCTCCAATGCAGTCATTACCAAAATCAGAAAAACTTTCTAAATTACAAGGAAAGTATATTTCTATGATTAACAAACTTCAAAATGAATTTAAATTATCCGATTCAGCGGGAGTAGCCGATTATCATCAGGCTTGGTGGGAAAATTATGTAGAGAAAAATGCGAAAAAGTTAGATATTGGTTCAAAAATAGGATTGGTTAAGAGATGGGCGTTTGGTGATAAATCAATGCGTATAAATCAAATCCAAGACGATAAGATAAAAGCTTGGGCAGATAAAACCGATAAGCAAGACCAGCAAAAGATTATGAAAGAAAACATAATGAAGTTTGAGCAAATCTTTTTAGGAGTTGGTGCAGATGTATTAGAATTTATGGAATCAGTATTAACGGCAAACCCATCGGATGCAACAAAGCAATTAAGAAACGAATTGGGAAATGCTATTAAACAAATAAAAGCATCCGGAAACCCACAACAAATAGATAAATTAAAAATAGAATTAACCCGCTTAAATTCTTTAGGAGGGTTTGATAAAATTGTTCCAAACGAAGGTATTGTTTTCGTTTATGGAGGAAATACCTATAAATTAACTGGCGCATTTGCACCATTGAATCAAATATTGGGTATCTTTAAGTACGGAAGATAATCGTTTTATTTAATTTTGATATACTTATATATACAAATATATCAAAACCAATATGGCAAGAGAATTTAATAAAAAATTTATGCATCCAACTCGTAAAAAGTTGGTAGATATGGTATTAACCGGTGGTGAATACGAAAAAAACACGCAAATATCATTTTCAGGAGCAGATAAACAAATAATAAAAAGAAAAGTTGGAGAAAAGTGGACTGACGAAAACGGTAAGTCTTGGGAACAACATGTGGGTGGTAAAGTACAAACATCCGAATTGGGAGATATTATGGCCGATGCAAGGGCTTATTTAGATAAGTTAAATACTTGTAAATCTGATAATTGTAAAACAATAAAGATAGGTAGAGTTGATAAAAAATTAATATCTAAAACTGGATATTGTTTACACTGTCTTACTATACGAGAAGCTCAGATAAAATATGATGGATTGTGGAAAGAGTATGAAGATTATAAAATATACTCTAATATGATTGCACATGGAAACGATATTGTAGCTCAATTTAAACAAGCATATAGAGATGCAAAGCAAACGTATGAAGTAGTTCAAGAAGATGGTAAGATTGAAACTTGGAGTATGGAAAGGGATGTAGATGAACTTAAAGCAGAAATTCTTTTGGAAATCGTTAAGTTTGAGGGTGAAATTGAACAGGCTACAAAATTAAGAAATGAAGCTTACGATAAATTAAAAGATAAAAATTACGATTTAGTTAGACCTCTTAACGATTAATATGAGTACAGGTATAACACAAAAGAAATCTCTAAAAGAGATAATAGCAGATGAATACAAAAAGTGTGCGGTAGACCCGATTCACTTTATGAAAAAATATTGTATGATTCAACACCCGGTGAGAGGTAAAATACCCTTTCACCTTTTCCCATTTCAAGAAAAAACTTTAATTGAATTCGCTGCCAATAGATTTAATGTAGTTCTAAAATCTAGACAAACTGGTATTTCTACACTATGTGCCGGCTTCGCACTTTGGAAAATGTTATTTAATAGTGATTTTAACGTATTAGTTATTGCAACAAAACAAGATGTTGCAAAGAACTTAGTAACCAAAGTAAGAGTGATGCATGAATTATTACCTAGTTGGTTAAAGGGTGGTTCTTTAGAAGATAACAAACTTTCCCTTCGTTTAAATAATGGTTCTCAAATTAAAGCTATTGCTTCTTCTCCTGATGCAGGACGTTCGGAAGCCTTATCACTTCTTATATTTGATGAGGCCGCCTTCATTGATGATATCGATGAGATTTGGGTGGCGGCACAATCTACTCTATCGACGGGTGGAGCTTGTATAGCACTTTCTACTCCAAATGGTGTGGGTAATTGGTTTCATAAAACTTGGTTAGGAGCAGAAGATGGAACAAATCCATTTAACACAATTCGTTTACATTGGACAGTGCATCCTGAAAGAGACCAAAGTTGGAGAGATGAACAAGAAAAACTATTAGGACAAAAGAAAGCGGCGCAAGAGTGTGATTGCGATTTCGTATCTTCAGGTGATACCGTTATTGATCCCGAACTCCTTATGTTTTATAAAGAGACATATTGTAAAGACCCAATTGAAAAAACGGGATTTGATGGGAATCTTTGGAGATGGGAATATCCATCACCGAATAGTTCATATATGGTAGTGGCGGACGTTGCCAGAGGTGATGGAAGTGACTATTCAGCGTGTCACGTAATTGATATATTAAATGCAACTCAGGTTGCAGAATACAGAGGTAAAATTGATACAAAAGATTTTGGAAACTTTTTAGTAAATCTTTCTACTGAATATAATGATGCTTTACTTGTAGTAGAGAATTCAAATATTGGATGGGCGTGTATTCAACAATGTATAGATAGACAGTACAAAAACTTATTTTATATGAGTAAGGATTTAAAGTATGTGGATGTTGAGCATCAAATGAGAAACAAATATCGTGCGGATGAAAGACAGATGGTAGCGGGATTTTCAACAACTTCTAAAACTCGTCCACTTATTATTTCCAAATTAGATGAATATTTTAGAGAAAAATCAGTAGTAATTCGTTCCAATCGATTAATTGATGAATTGTTTACGTTTATATTCAACAATGGTAGAGCAGAAGCTATGAAAAGTTATAATGATGACTTAACAATGGCATTGTGTATTGGACTATGGGTTAGAGATACTGCACTTCGTTTAAGACAAGAAGGAATAGACCTTACTAAAAGAACGTTAGGCGGTATAAGTTCTAATCAACAATATGAAGGAGTATATGGAGGAAATGATATGGCTGATAACCCTTGGAAAATGAAAATTGGAGATGATATTGAAGACCTATCTCAATGGTTGTAGGATTTTGATAAATTACGATATTTATGTTATATAATGTCAAAATAGAAATTCTATGATTAAATTAACAGATATCCTAAATGAAGATGAGTATGTAGATAATGCATATTCTATGGGAGATACTCCTACTGATAATCCGATTGATGATTATGATGAATTGGATGTTGAGCAAGAAGATATGGATGATTTCATAAACTTCTTAAAAGGATATTCAACTCAATTAGAAGAAGCAAATTGTAATTGTGTTTACGAAGCAGAATATCAGGGTAGAGAAGTTAAGTTAGGTAAACCAATGCAGGGTGATGTTAAGAAGTTTAAGGTGTATGTAAAGAATCCTAAGACTGGTAAAATCATTAAAGTAAACTTTGGACAAAAAGGAATGAATATTAAAAAAAATAATCCCGGAAAGAGAGCAAACTTTAGAGCAAGACACAATTGTGATAATCCCGGTCCTAGAACAAAAGCAAGATATTGGTCTTGTAGAAAATGGTAAAATAAATTATGGCAGAACAAGAATTAGATGACAGGAGTTTTTTTGGTAGGTTAAAGAAATTATTTTCAACAAATGCAATTGTAACCGTTGATAAAGACGGTAAGCGTACTGTTGTTGATACAGAAGACCGCCAGGCAAACACAAACTTTGTAAATCTTAGAGATAGATATACAAAATTACAACGTTCATTTTATGATAATACCGCAGGAGCACAGTCGATGGCGTATCATCAGGTTCGTAGAGAACTTTTTAGAGATTATGATGCAATGGACCAAGACCCCATCATTGGCTCGGCTTTAGATATATATGCAGATGAATCCACAACGAAAAACGAATATGGTGATGTTCTTCAAATCAAATCAACGAATGAGAATGTAAGAGAAATGCTTCATAACTTATTCTATGATATAATGAACATAGAATTCAATTTATGGCCTTGGATTAGAAATTTAGTAAAATATGGTGATGCGTTTATAGCATTAGAAATTATGCCTGGTAAAGGTATTATCAATGTTGCTCCACATTCAATATACAATGTAGAAAGATTAGAAGGTACTGACCCTAATAATCCTGATTATGTAAAGTATAAGGTTGAGATGGACCGTTTTGGTAAAAAAGAATATGAGCAGTATGAAATGGCTCACTTCAGAATGCTATCAGATACAAACTTCCTACCTTATGGTAAATCAATGGTAGAGGGTGCTAGAAGAATTTGGAAACAATTATCTCTTATGGAAGATGCGATGCTAATCCATCGTATTATGAGAGCACCTGAAAAAAGAGTATTTAAAATTGATATTGGTAACATTCCACCACAAGAAGTGGATAATTATATGCAGAAAATTATTAATAAAATGAAGAAAACTCCATTTGTTAATAAAGATACTGGTGATTATAACTTAAAATACAATATACAAAACCTTACCGAAGACTTTTTCCTACCGGTACGTGGTAGTGATAGTGGTACAACAATTGATAACTTACAAGGTTTAGAATATGCAGCAATTGAGGATATTGATTACTTAAAAAATAAATTATTTGCAGCTCTAAGAGTTCCAAAGGCTTACTTATCATACGATGAGAACGTTAATGGTAAAGCTACATTAGCAGCAGAAGATGTTCGTTTTGCAAGAACTATTGAAAGAATTCAAAGAACAGTTGTTAGTGAATTAACTAAAATAGCAATTGTACACTTAGCGGCACAAGGTATCGAAGATTCAGAAATGACTAATTTTGAATTAATGTTAACTAATGCATCTACGATTTATGAGCAAGAGAAGGTTAATTTATGGTCTGAAAAAGTAAGACTAGCAACCGATGTAAAAGCACTTAATATGTTATCTTCCGATTGGGCGTACCATAACGTGTTTGGATTATCGGATGATGAAGTGGATATAGAAAGAGCTAAAGTAGTTTTAGACCTTAAAGATAGATTTAGACACAATTCTATTGAACAACAAGGACAAGACCCGGCAAATCCACCGGAACAACAAAATGTTGAGGAAGAAATCAGTAAATTAAAAACTGAAATTGAATTAAACCGAAAAGTTGGTAGACCTAAAGAAGGTAATACTTATGGTAAAGATAAACATCCATATGGTAGAGACCCATTGGGTAATAAAGAAAATGAGAAAGATAGAAAAAGAGAGGATAGAGTGTTAAACACAAACGCTAAGAAGCTAGCAAGAGAATATATAAACGGAATTTCATCAAAAAAACAAGTTTTATCTGAAAAAGTGGGTATGCTTGATGAAAAAAATTTATTAGATGATACTAAAATTTAATAAAGAAAAATTTGTTTATATTTATATGTGTTAGTTTATAGGGTAGAATAAATATAGGGTAAGTAAATGAAAAAAATAAAACATTCCAAATTTAAGAATACTGGAGTGTTATTTGAATTATTAGTAAGACAAATAACATTGGAAGT